ACGAAGTTGTCGTCGACCAGGCGCCGGATCACCACCGGGCGCATGTTGGTGAAGCAGACCACGATGTCGCCCAGATCGGTCATCGCCCACGACGCGAACCGGCAATTGAGCAGCGTCCAGGGGAACCCGGCGCGGGCCGCCAGCGTGAGGCCGTCGCTGTCGCGGATCCGCAGCGTGCCGGCGCCAAAGCACAGGTAATAGGTGACGCCGCTTTCCATCCGCACCTCGTCGCAGCGGGCGTCCTCGATGAACAGCGCCTTGCGCGCCGGGCGCATCACCAGCGCGCGGCTGTTGGCAATGCGAAAGTTGCGCGCCGTGCGCGCGCCCGCGCGGAACAGCGGGATGTCGTCGCCGCGGCGGGTACGCGGGTCGAGCTGGCCGGCAGAGAAATCCTGCTGCCGGGGAAGGTTGGCCGGGATCACCATGGCATCGGCGCCTTGCGGGTGCTGCGGGTGCGCAGCCAGGTCGAGCGGTAGACCGGCCGGGCGCGCTGCTCCTGGTCGCTCTTGGTTTTGGCCTGCTGGATGTAGGCCTCGCCCTCCTCCCGTTCGCGCCGGGCCTCGCCGTGATCCTCGTTCAGGCCGCCGAAAATGCCGGCGCGCACGAAGCTGCGCAGTGCCTTGACGAACAGCGGATGCAGTTGCTCGGGGAGAGGCTGCAGCACGATCTTGGCGGTGACCTCGCCATTGGGCGCATCGCCCGCCGATACCAGCACCTTGTTGCCGACGATCTTCCAGTCGACGTCCTGGCCGTAAACCCGGACCCAGATCAGGCTCAAACTGTTCGCCGGCTTGGCGTATTCGTCCTGGTATTCCGTATCGGGTGAATCCCCGAGCCGGGTCATATGCTGGATGGCGGTGGCGAACTTCCAGTCATGGGCGGCCAGCAGATCGAGGATCGCCGCCTCATAGGCGATCGAGGCCACCCTCCACTCGTCGGACCCGTCTTCCTCGGCATTGCAGAGGGCATTGCCCGTCAAACCGAGACAGTCATTCACGATACTCAGCTTGTTGAACATGCCCCGGAAGGTGCCGCCGAACGCCGGACAAATCAACGCACACGGCTAGTTGGGCAGCAGCAGCTCGACCGTATAGGACTTGAGGGTGATGCTGTCGGTGCCAAGCGCAAGCTGGCCGGTGATGACCACCGTGGTCGCGACCGTCGTGTCGACCGCCCCCGTCACCAGATCCCCGGTATTGCCGTTGCCGATACCGATGGAGATGGGGCTATGACCAATCTGGGTGCCCGCCGTCTGGTTGCGGATCATCACGTAATCCTGCTCGACCAACTGCGTCGTCAGGGGCCGTTCAAAGAAGATCGTTCCCGCCGCGCCGCTGAAGCGGATGCGCAAGGTCTTGTTGCCCGCGCTGTTATTGGCGGTCCACAGCGGCATGATCCGCAGGATGCCGTTCGCGCCCAGGATGGCGGGAATGTTGATCGTCGCCAGCGTCGTCTCGGTCAGGTTACCGGTGTGCGACACATTCGGATTGGCCAGCGCCAGCATCCGGCCATTCGACAATTCACGCCGGATCGAGACGTGATCCACATACATCAGCGAGGCCGCGGAGCCGGTCACATGCTCCACCCGGCAGCGCATTTTCCGCTTGCCCGGCGGGACAACGACCAGGACCGTGCCCTTCTGCCAAGCCGTCGTGCTGGAGAATTGTGTATTTACAGTAATGGCATTGCTGTTTGCTTCGTCGTAGAAGTAATAGGTCATGCGGAAATTGTTGGAGCCGGCCGCATTCCCCTTAAACATGGCGACAAATTCTAGAAGCTGACCTTCCTCCACAAGACAAAAAGCATTGTGGATCACATTGGAAGCCGGCGTCAGGGAAATATACTGCGACCCCGCCACGCCAGCATTGTCGACGATCAGCGCGACAGTACCGGTTTCGGTCCAGCCAAATGTCCCGTCGTCAAACCCTCCGTTGAACAGCATATTGGCGAGGTTCGACGAATAGGGATGGACGATGTTCCGCTGCTGGACGGCGGTCACATCCTCGACCACGCCGGTCCCGGCGGTGTACCGCCCCTTGACGGTCTGCGAGACGATACTCGCCAGTTTGGCGTTGCTCACCACGCCGTCCGCGATCCGGTTGCCGACCACCGCACCGTTGGTGATCAGCATGGCGCCGTCGCCAACCGACGTCACCTCGCCCGTATGGTTGGGGTGAACGTAGCCGCCGCCGCCGGCCGCGGGAGGAGGATACAGCGGCATTCTACAACTCCGTAACCCGGAGCGAGCCCGCGCCGTCACCCGCCCAAATCGCGTGAATGATGCCGGTATAGGTGGGTCGCGGCATTTCCCAATAGGCGCCGGTCACCAGGGCGACCGTGTAGCTGGTCGCGGATGCCGCCGTGCCGTATTTCACATAGCAGACGTTGGCGTCGTCGTTGACCAGCAGCAGGCCTTTGCGGGCGGCGTTCGCCGCGACCACCTGCGTCGACGTGATCGCGGACGCGATGTTGGAGAGGGCCGCCGCTGCGACGGCATCGTCGACCGCGCCGACACGGACCCACTGCCGGCCGAGCGAATCCATGATCGGAGGAGTGTAGTCGCCGTCGGTCCCGGCGAGCGAGGCGGCAACATCCTGGCGCACGCCGAGCGACATGATGCCGGTGGAGCCAGACGCATGGACCGAATCCTCGGCCTTGCCCAGTCCGGTCGTCGAGGTCATCACGCCGATCAGCAGTTGGCCGTTACTGCCGAGTTGCAGCGAGGCTTGCTGACCGTCAGTCATGACGGGCGCCGCCGCGTTGTATTGCCCGCCAGCCAGTTGGCTCTTGGTCGCCGTCGCCGCAGCCGGCGCGACCGGCGCGTGCGTGGCGGTCTGGTTGGCTGCGGTCGTGCCACCAGGCGGCGCGGTCCCGACCTTCGTGTCGATCGACGTGAGCAGGGCGTTGGCCGCAGCCTGGTTCGCTGCGGTCGCCTGCTCATCCAGCTTGGTGTTGATCGAGTCGAGCGACTCGTTGCCGATGATCTGGTTGGCAGCCGTCGAGCCGCCAACCGTCCCGCCACCACCGCCGCCGCTGCTGCCGATGTCCTGCAGCGACTTGAGGATCCCGCGGTTCAGCCCGATCAGCGAGACGTCGCCCTGATCAGGGCTGTTGACCCGCAGATCGTCCGCGTTGCCGATCGCCTTGAGCGGATCTCTGTAGACGTGGTGATTCATCGCGCGGCTCCTGTCCGGTCACGCGACGGCCGCGCCCTCAATCGTCCCGGCCCTTGCCCTTCGCACCGAGCTTGTCGTCGTCCTTGTGGCCGAACCGGTCGTCCTTGTCCTTCGGGGCAGGCTCGGGCACCTTGTCGGTCTTCATCGTCTTGCGACATTCCTCCGGCGTCGGAGGAAGCTTGCCGCCGTACCGCTGGCGCGCGATCGGCAGAAGGTCGACGTTGGCCTCGGCCTCCTTGTCGAGCGGCACCATCTGGGCATTCGGCCAGCCCTCGTAATCGAACTTCTCGCCTTCCCGGATCAGCCGCGGGCCGCGCGCCTTGTCCAGTGTGAGCCAGCTCTTGCCGGTCGCCTCGTACTTGGCCATGAACGTATCTCCAGTGGCGTTTGCGGGTGAGGGCCGGATCAGGCCGAATTCGGCGAATTGCCGCGGTACTGGCGCAGCTTGTCGACGTCGTCGACCATCGCCACAAGCACCGTGCCGTTGGTGAAGGTGCCGACCGCGACCGCGCGCACGCCGAGATACTGCTGGTACAGCGACCGCACGAACGGCAACTTGATCTCGCTGCCGATCACCAGGCTGGCCGTCGGGATCACGCCGGTCGTGAAATGCACCGTCGGCGTCGACAGCGCCGCGTTGTCGTCGCTGATCACCTCAAACGCGACCGAGGTGCCGCCGACGAAGGTCGCGGTGGCGTTGATATAGAGCCACGGCGGCTTCTGCCCGTTGGCGATGTCGCGGAACGTATTCGGCGGCGTGCCGCCAAACGGCCCCAGATCCTTGACGTGGGGCATCAGGGCCGTGCCGGTGGTGATCGCAATGCGATCAGCGAAGATCTGTTCTTGGTCGAGGAGCATCGGCTTGTCCTTTCGTCGATCAGGTGATCAGACCACGCGGTCCTCGGTGTCGAGAATCTGGTCGCACTGGCGGATCGGGATGCCGCGGAAGGCGACCTTGCTCTGCCCCTCTTCCTGGCCAACCGTGAGATAGACGTTCGACTGCCGCTGCGCCTGGATGTCCAACATGGTGAACACGGTCGCATTGCAATAGAACGCCATCTTGCCGCCGCCGCGCAGCGCCTTCGGGATCTTGTGAACCGCGCGGGTCATGTAGAGCAGGATGTCGGGCGGCGAAGGCCCGTTCGCGATCAGCGCCGCCACGTCGATGTTGGCGATGCGGACGTTGGTCATCCAGTTGTTGACCGCCACGCCGGGCGTCATCTTCCAGTGCGACCGAAACGCCATGAACTCGAGGCCGGCGTCGTCGGTGGCGATCTGCTTGCCCAGATCCTCCATCTGCATCCCGCCGTTCAGCCCTTTCGGGTAGAACATGTGCGTGGCGCGCTGGCCCCAGGTGATCAGCCAGATCGAGGTGTTGTCGCTGCTGATGCCACCGGCATCGACGATGTTGCGGCCGGACGGCGCCGCCTTGAGCGAATACTGAATCGCGAGGCCGGGAAATTCCTCGGGCACCGCGGCGGTGTCGCCATAGAAGAGTGTCTCGGCGAGCTGCTGGTTCATCGACTCGGCGTAGGCCGACTCTTCCGAGGCCATCCACTGCTTGCCGTTTCGCTCGGCCAGCCGGACGTCGATCTTGCTCATCGCCTCGAGCATCGACGCCTGCACGCTGATCTGCGCAGTGGTCGACTTGCTGTGCGGGACGCCCTGGTTGATGCGGCGGTAGTAGACCGTCGGCAACCCGGTGCGCTGCGTCACCTCATGCCCGTTCTGCAGGTTGCCCTCGAACCACGGCGCGTCGAGCAGGATCTCGTTCGACTGCTGCAGCATCTCGACGATCGTCGCGGTCGCGCCGTTCGGATCCAGACGCGATTGCACGTCAAGCAACGTCGGCCAATCGCCACCAATGACAGCCATGGGTTAGACCTTTCGACCAGGGTACAATTTGTCCTCCCACTTCACAGGGGGAGGCGCGGGAGTCTCGTGGGCGCCGCCATTCGGCTGGCTGACGCCCTGGTTGGCCCTCTGCAGCAGCAGCCGCTCGATCACGTTGAAGCCGGCCGCGCTGCGAATCTCGTTGGTCAGCACCTCGGCGTCCGCGGCCGACAATTGCGCCGTCGCACTGGCGGTCAGCGCGCGATAGCGCGCCGAGGCCGTCGCCTGCGGGCCGAGCTGGGCAAATTGATCGAGCAGATATCGCTGGTCCCAGGCCTTGGCCGCGATCTGGAAATCGAGAAATTCGCGTGCCATCTCCGACATGATCTCGGGCGAGGCCTTGTGCTTGTGCAGGATCTGCTGCGCCGCCGCGATCAGCGGATGCTCCGGGTCGAGCTTGATGTCGACCGCCGGCACCTCTTTGTACTTCGCGGCCAGCTCGGTGATCACCTCTGGCGCGAGCTCCACCTTGTAGCCGGCCGGATCCTTCGGGATCGCGGCCTGCTTCTCGGTCAGTTCCTTGTGCGCCGTCTCGAGCTCGGCGACGTGCGCAACGAAGGTGTCCTTGGGCGCGCCCTTCTCGGCGTCCCAGTGCGCTTCGGGAATATACTCAGGCCGGCTCGGGAGTGTCGGGGGCGTCTGGCCGGTCGGCGGCGGCTGCGAACCGGCGGGGGCCGCCGCTCCGGATCCGGGTGTCGCGGCCGGCTCGGGACTCACCAGGGAAGACAAGCCCGGCGACGGGGCTGGCGCTGGTGTTGCTTCGGGCGGCATTTAGCTCGGCGTCCTCGAACATGACCAAAATATCCCGGCAGAAATTGCGCCTTCCGTTTTGCAGGATCAACGCACAAGCCTCGGACCCCGGATGCGGCACCTCCATCAGAACATGCTGCAGATACCGCCGCAGAACGTCGACCTCGCGCCGCACCGTCGGCGAGCCGGCAATCCGCTGGCAGGCCTCGAACGCCGCTTCCTTGATCTTGCTCGCCTCGGTCACATCGGTGGTCCCGGTGGTGGTCCGCCCGGTGGCGCACCTTCCGGCGGGGCGCCACCTTCAGGCGGCGCGCCACCCTCGCCGCCGAGGCCCGCGGCCTGCGCGGCCACCTGCGCCATCTGCTGGATCTGCTTCATGTCGTTGAACTCGACCAGCTTGTCGCCGAGCTTCTGCTTGAGGTTGGCCGAGGTGGTGATGCCGTTGATCAGCATCTGGCCCATCTGCGGGAAGGCCGTGTTGATGATCTCGAGCAGCCGCATCGCGGTCAGCACCTCCTGGTTTTCCTGCGCACGTTGCGCCGGGTTATAGGCCGCGAGCATAACCTCCTTGCCCTGGTATTCGAGCTTCGGCACCACGCCGCGCTTTTCCGCGATGTACTGGAACCGCTTGAACACCTGATAGGGAAACTCGCGCCAGAACGAAAAGCCGGGCGCGCCGATCTTCTTTTGGGCTTTGACCATCTGATCCATCCACTGTTCCGCAGTGGGTGGGGTCTTGCCGAGCTGCTCGGGGAAATCGACGTAGTGCAAACGGCGGATCCGCGACTCGCGCCGGTCATGCTGGAACATCGCGGCGTCGAGCGGATTCGGGTCGTAGATCTTCTCGACCGAATCGCGGTTGCCGCCGGGGCGGCGCGGATAGGCCATGCCCGGCTCGATGCCGTTTTCGAAATTCATCACCGTGTCGTCGTCATACGCGATCGGCGGCCGGATGGTGAACTCCATGTTTTCGATGAAGGCCTTCTCGGTGTCGTCGACCAGGTGAAACTCGGGCAGCGCGCGGATCAGCGGGCCTTCCGGCCAGGCGAAGTCCGGCGACGAGCCGAACCGCCCGATAATGAACTCGCAGCAGCCCTCGCCCTTCAGCTTGGCCTCATGCACCTTCTTGTTCTGCACCAGCACGACATGCTGCCATTCTTCGTCGCTGGTGTTCGACCAGTCGCGCCAATAGCCCCAGATCACCTCGGTTTTTTCGTTGGGCGCGTCCTTCACCTTCTTCTCGACGTCGTCGGGCAGCTTGATGCCGGGCAGCTCGGCCTTGAGGTTCCTATTCTTCACCCGCCGGATCATGAAGCGATCGTCGACCGCGCCATCGGGACCGATATTGATTTCAATCTGCCGGATGGCCTGGCCCAGACATAAAACCGGTTTGTGCTGCGCCTTGTCGCGGATGATCATCGCGAACACGCCGATCGCGCCGTCGGGCACCGCCTGCTTGGCGAGCTCCGCATAGAAGTTCGACGCGCGCAGCAGATCGAAGATCATGTCGTCGGCGATCCCCGCATCGTGCGTGAGGACTTCCTTCGCCACCGGGTCCGTGCCGGCGTCGGGGCGCCGCTCGGCCCACTTCACCGCCTCGGGCATGAAGCTTTCGATGATCATCTCGAGGAAATCCTCGCTGCACTCATAGGCCAGCGAGGTGTGCAGTTCGTCGGCGTCGTTCGACGGCAGGTTGTTCTGCGACTGCGATTGCTGCGAGCGAACCCGGCGCGGTGAGGCGTAGAAATAGCACTGCTCGATATCGTTGATACTGAGCTGCTTCTGCGCGCGCGCGTCCTGCAGCCGCTGCAAAGCTTCGGTCTGCAGTTC